TTCCTTTTGGGATTGTTTCTCTTGTGTTGGTCGAAATTGTGTACCTTTGTGCATATTTTACACTGATCCCCTATACCATCTTTAGATGCGCTAGATTTATAAAACTCACTTATAGGCACGCCATCTGGATATGTATCGGCACAATAAAGTACACCCTTAAATCCATTACATCTTTTAACTTCCATTTTTTTCTCCATTTTAGTGAACACCCTTTAACCCCACTACATTCTCACCATCACCCTCTGTTAGCATCCTCTTGAACGCTCTCCACATAAACTCATGGCTGGCATATTGAGATTGCAGAGCGCAACCCTCAATCAGTTGCCCCATCTCCTTTAGATCAAACAGTTCATGCTCTATACCGTCAGTCATTAACTCCAGAGCAGAGTCAAAATGAAACACAACCATTGCTGGTATGCTCATCTTAACTCCTTCATCCTGCGGAACAGTTTTAAAGCCGCCAGATAAGCCTCAAAATTCTCCTCTATGGCCGTTGATCTGACCGCCTCAAACCTACCTGTTGCCTTGTCGCACCTAAGTATGTAGGTAGCATCCACCGGAATCCCATGTATATCTTCCACCGCTTTTGCATACGCCGCAACCTGTAGATGATATTCCGGGTAAACCGCTTTACTCGTTTTCCAATCAATAACACAATATTCTCCATTAATAATAGCCCTCGCATCCACAGTTCCAGCATACTTATACTTCCTGTGGTACAGTTTCTCCTCTGATGATTTCCACTCCACTACGTTCTGCCCAACCCAATCCTTGAAAGCATGGATAGCATTAACCGCCTCTTCCTGTTGGGGCATCTTAGGTATCTCACCATCCCCTAACTTCCAGTTGATAGCACCCTCCACCCATTCATGGGTGATGGTTCCTATGTTCAGGGCATCGTGAGATTTGCTACGGTAGGCAGACTTCATCCCTTTGATAAGGGGATCAATCGCCATGCGGGATTTGTAAACTTTAGTTTTTTTAGAGGAGGATTCCTCGTCAAAGAAAAAGTTTTTTTCCAGCCATGTCGCGCCTACCTTTAAGGCCCACGGAACAAGAGCGGGTTTTGAAATGATATCCAATACCTTAGTGGCACTGGGGATTATTTCCTCCCCTACCCTGTAAGAGTGGAGTTTACTGTCGAATAACATTTCGACAGTATCCCCATCATGGTACTCTAGTTTCAAAACGGCACTTCAGTGGACGTTGATCTACTAGCCGATTTACCTGCGCCGTTATACGGCTCCTCAATGCGTCCAGAATATCTCAGTTTACCTGAGTTCTTTTCCCATACGGATACCCGCATCTTCTCCCCGTTTACTAGGGCGTAGCCAGTTAAGTCAGGGCGATTCTCATTCCCTTCCTTATCATTTTCAAACAACGACAGATCACCTTCTTTAGTTTCATAATCACTCATATAGTTCTCCTATAGTATTTTGTGTTCCAAACGCCTGTTGGCTTGTTCGGTTCGCCAAACTTCAATATGAAGTTCAGCCACCTTCAGTTCCCAACGTAGACGCTCCTCTCTTTCGATTGCTACCGCGATACCGTCTATTGACTTAGTAACTTCCGGTTGCATCGAAACCCAATTCTCCTTGTCTGCTACAGTTTTTCCAACAGCCTTACTGTACAACAAGGAACGCTGAGTCTTTTTAAACTCCGTCAACTGATACGTTTCGGCCTTGGCCTGTGCGTAACTAGGAGCCACATATTCTATCTGTTTGAGGTATCCCTCTACTTCACTGTTCATAACTCTATTATACCATCTTTAAATGCTTTGTCAAGCGTTTTTAAAATAAATTCTGCTTGCCAGTTTTTCAGATCACCACTATCGTGCATCTCAATATGACACTTGAAACACAATGGCATCGTAAGCCAGTCATCCGCTTTGTACCCCATCCCTCCAGAAAGGGGCGCGTGTCTACCTTTAAGGTGGTGCGGGACGATAGTATCGTCCTCTATCTTGCAGTTCACGCAGGGAAGAGATGCAACCCACTGAAGGTACGGCTTGCTTTTAATCCGCAATGTTACTCTCACTCCTAGCGGGTAGTTCGTCTATAAGTATTTTAGCATATTCTATTATCTTGCATAAGTCTGAATAGGGTTCGCCTTTCTTATCCCACCGACTAGCATACTTCACAATGTTACCAGAGCAGAAGTCCAGTTTGTTCGCCATGATATACTCAATGGGCTGAATCTTCATCTTGTAGTGTGAGGGTTTCATGTTTGATCACCTATATCGTTGTCAATAGGACAGTAACCTCGCCACACTCTTTCTCCATGTTTGTTGTACACCTTTAATGTGTCACGGTCTATATTTTTATATCCGTTATTTTCAGACCAATCAAACTCACAGGTATCACCTTTGTAAACATACTGCCTCCATCCTTGAGCAATAAAGGAATATACTTCTCCATCTACATATAATTTGTGGCTATGAAAAGAACTGTCTTTAGTATGTTTTCCCATATTCCACCTACCGGGTTTATAAATTCTATGGGTAATATACTCTTCTACTACTGCATTTTCGCATTTCATATCTCACATACTCCTGCTGTGCAAGCCACTTCTTGACTCGCGGTTGTGTTATCCATCTCCTCAACTATCAGGCTCCAATCAATAGACTTAGGCATTGCCTTGTTTAGTCGCCTGTACTCCTCTTTAGTTATATCCTCGTAAGGCGCTTGCTCATACACATGACCCTCATCGGCTGATGGTAGGAATGAGATTCCATTAACACTCTCCCAGTTCTCCCATATCCAATGACCGACAAAGGGCCACTGATCCTCTGGAATATAACAAGTCATCGAAGGCTTATGTTCGCACCAGTATTTGTTAAATGTTTTCCACATCTCTAACTGGTCGAACGGTTTGATATCATGCCGAGTTGTAGACGTTATTGGAGAGGCTATTGGGAACTCAAAAACATAAGTCTCCTTATTGAATTTATCTATCTCATACGGCACCCCTGCATCAATCATTACTTTAGCAAGCGGGTCTTTAATGTCATTCCTTACACGACGAATATAGTATTTACTGTGTCTAGGATGACAACCACTAGCACTGTTAACTAATTGACTGACCGTACCACTAGGTTTAACACAGGTGATGGCGGTGGCAGGATTGATGCCTAACTTTTTAGCCCAGTCCCTGTTAACCTTGATGGCACGATCCTTCAGTTGCGTTAACTGTAGGTTGCTTAACTCTATTCCATCCCAGATTCCAGTCAGTGACACACCAAGTAACCTCTCTTCCTCGCAGTTATTCTTCCAAACTTTACGAAGAAATCTGAAGTCGGTTAATGCAGACTGCAAAGTACCCAGTATAGTGGCTCCGTCTACCTTCCTTGCTATCATACCGAGATCATCGTCAGGTCTAATCACTACCTCTGTAAGGTTACAGAATTGTGCTGACCTTAGAACTATCTCACTGCAAGGATTTGTACCGAACTCATGGTCGGTATCCCTACGTTCAGGAGCCATATCTTTACAGGCTTGGCGATTAAAGATGCCACGCTCACCTGATCTACTCTCATAGATAGCAAGCCATTCCCGCATAAACGCACCAACGTCAGGCTTTTCCGTGTAGCAAATACTATTGTTAGCCAATGATCGTTGCGGGTTCTCGACAAACCAATTACCCATCTTAGCGTGACGCATACGTTCATCACTATGATTGGACAGGTTAATCATGGCGGTACGTCTAACCCCACCTACTACGACACACTCTCCGATGTAACACATAACATCGTGTAGTTCTAGCGAGGTTAGTTTCCTGCCTGCCGCTGACCTGAACACGTTAGCAATATTAGTAAACGCTTTAGCCAAAGGCTCAGGCCCACTGGCTCTTCCACCAAAAGTTTTAAGCGGTGAACCGCTAGGCCGAACCTTGGATAAATCTACCTTGGGAACCTTCCCACTGTACAGCAGCCTGATGTACTCATCTAGGGCGGTTGCCCACCCTAGTTTAGAGTCGCGCACTACTACCACTGTATCGCTATCATGGAACTCTTCGTCAATCTCTGGCAACTTATGAATGTACTGCCTCTCTACTGAGAAACCTAATCCTGTACCATTCATCTGTATGTATAGAGCCTCACCGAATACCCTGATATTATCTACTGCTACATAAGCACAGTTATATCCGCAGATATTCTCTCTCTCAAGTGCAGGGCCAGCAGTCATCAAGGCTCTCATACTTGGCATGATCTCCTTGTTTTTAATCTGCTCCCTAATGTCTGAAAGTTCTACGTTAAACTTATTGCTCATGTAATCACAGTATCTATCTACTGTCTCGTCCCAAGTTTCTCTACGTTTCTTATCTGGTAGATACCTAGCGTACCTAGAGATAGCGATGTAGTCCTCGTAGATACTCATGTGTTACGGTATCGAAAAGAGCCTACGATTCCCTTATCCCAATCCCAGTGATCCCCAACCTTGGGCATGGCGACAATATCTTTAGCGCGTTCGTATTGACACGCTAAATTACGGCCATTAGTAAATGTACGATGCAGCGTATCATCTCCGAACTCTTCATGTTCATTGAAGTATACAACAGCGTGATCAGCAAGTGCTGTTTTGGCTTGCGCTGCTGTATTATCGTCATAGAATTTCTCAGCCTTGTTCTTCACTCTAGTCTTCATGCTGCTTTCTCCTTTTTAAAATCATCTGATTCATCTTCACCAAACACACCATATTTGTAGAACCCTGCAATCTTTAGCACCGCTCTGGCTAACGCACGTTTCTCAGCCATCGCAACAGGATAGGACTGCTTAGTATTGTTAGACGAAGCCTCGCCAAAGGACTCCACTATGATGTCTCCCTTCTTAGCAACAGCCTTTATCACTACAAAATCAGGCGGAACAATAGACTCCACCCAGAACGTCACTCTGATATCATTGTGGAATTGAATCTTCTCAATGCCACTCCGGGTTATGATGGTCATGGAGCGACCACCGAACTTTAGATCATGGGTATCCTCACCCTTGACCAATCCGTTTTCAACAAACAACTCCCGTAACAACTCATTCTTCGTTGTCATCTTCTCCCTCCACTGGGACACGGTGAAAAGACCCATCATCTTCCTTCCAAGAATGGAAGGTGGTCTTCTCAGGAACATACTCTGTTTTAATCGTT